TATAAAGTAAATATAGATAGTACAATAATAGTTGGACATGAAAAATTAATGACAATATGAAAATAGGTTTATGTGGTACAATGAGTGTAGGTAAAACAACATTGGTTAATGCTTTAAAAGATTTACCACTTTTTAAAAATTATAATTTTGCTACAGAGCGTAGTAAATATTTAAGTGATTTAGGTATTCCATTAAATACAGATTCAACATTAAAAGGTCAAACAGTATTTTTAGCTGAACGTTGTGCTGAATTAATGAACGATAATATTATTACTGATAGAACAATAATAGATGTAATGTCATTTACACAAAATGCTAAATCTGTACCTTACCAAGATAAAGATAAATTTATAGAATATGCAAAAGAATTTATTAGAGAATATGATTATATTTTTTATATTTCTCCTGATGGCTTACCTATTGAAGATAATGGAATACGTGAAATAGATGAACATTATAGAGATGTTATAGATTTTACTATTATCAGTTTTATTAGAAAATATGCGTATATGATGAAAAATGTAGAAACTATAAAAGGCACTACAGAAGAACGAATTGAACAAATATTAAATATAATAGAATCTTAACATATTTATAATAAAACATACTATATTATGAAAGAAACAAGTTTAAAATCGTTCATTAAAGAAGAAATTATTTCTGTTTTATCTGAAGCAACAGATGAAGAAGTTAAAAATCAAGAATTATTAAATAAAGAGTTAGAGAAAACTGTAAAACATAAAAAAGAACTAGCAAGTGAAGATATTGATGTAGATGATGATAAAGACGCTGTAAAAGCAGCAAAAGCTGCTAGAGGTAAATTTAAAAAATTAGATCTAGCAGTTAAATCATTAAATGATATTAAAAAAGAAATGATATCTTATGCTAAAGAATATGGTAAATCTGATGATGAAAGTAGAAAAGAAGAAATAAAAAATATACTAAGGAAAAAAACACCAATAAAAAAGGAACTAGAATCTTTAGTTAAAAAATTAGAAAAAGACGCAGTATGAGTTTATTAACAAAATTATTTTCCGGAGGAGCTAAGGACCTTATAGAAGGTGTAGGTGGAGTTATTGATAACTTACATACATCAAAAGAAGAAAAACTAGCAGCAGAATTAAAAGTAAAAGAATTAATATCAGATTATGAAACTAAAATGGAAGCTAACATTACAGATAGGTGGAAAGCTGATATGAATAGTGATTCATGGTTAAGTAAAAATGTAAGACCTTTAGTTTTAGTTTTCTTGGTAGTCTCTACTGTTCTTATGATATTCATTGATGCGGGAACCATTTCTTTTTCAGTTGAAGAAAAATGGACAGATTTACTACAATTAGTACTAATAACAGTTATTGGTGCTTATTTTGGAGGAAGATCAATGGAAAAGGTTAAGAAAAATAAATAATGTGTCAGATTTAAAAAAAGTTATACGCTCAGAGTATCTTAAGTGTGCTAAAGATCCAGTGCATTTTATGCGTAAATACTGTTATATACAGCACCCCCAACGTGGTCGCATACAATTTAACCTATTCCCATTCCAGGATAAAGTATTAACGTTATGGAGAGATAATCCATATTCTATTATTCTTAAATCTAGACAGTTAGGTATATCTACTTTGTCAGCCGGTTATTCTTTATGGTTAATGACTTTTCATAAAGATAAAAATATTCTTTGTATAGCAACAAAACAAGATACAGCTAAAAATATGGTTACAAAGGTAAAATTTATGTATGAAAATTTACCTTCATGGCTTAAAATTGATGCCCCTGAAAATAATAAATTAACACTTCGATTAGCTAATGGATCACAAATTAAAGCTACATCAGCATCAAGTGATGCAGGTAGATCAGAAGCAGTATCTTTACTATTAATTGATGAGGCAGCCTTTATTGACAATATTGGAGAAATTTGGGCATCAGCTCAACAAACCTTAGCAACTGGGGGTGGATGTATTGCTTTAAGTACACCTTATGGTACAGGTAATTGGTTTCATCAAACATGGACAAGAGCTGAAGGTGGTGAAAATGATTTTTTACCTATTAAATTACCTTGGTATGTACATCCTGATAGAGATGAAGCTTGGAGAAAAAAACAAGATGAATTATTAGGTGATCCTAGAATGGCAGCACAAGAATGTGATTGTGATTTTAGTACTTCAGGTGATATTGTATTTTATAATGAATATATGGAATACTATGAAAAAACGTTTATTAAAGACCCACTAGAAAGAAGAGGTGCTGACCAAAATTTATGGGTTTGGGAATCTCCAGATTATAGTAGATCATATATAGTAGTAGCTGATGTATCTAGAGGTGATGGAAAAGATTATTCTGCCTTTCATGTAATTGATGTAGAAACAAATGTACAAGTTGCTGAATACAAAGGACAATTAGGTACTAAAGAATATGGACATTTATTAGTTGGTATAGCAACTGAATATAATGAAGCATTATTAGTAATTGAAAATGCTAATATTGGTTGGGCTACAATTCAAGTAGCAATAGATAGAAATTATCCAAATCTTTACTATTCTCAAAAAACAGAATCAACTAATGTAAATTCATATTTTGATAAATATCAAGATCATTCTAAAATGGTAGCTGGGTTTACAATGTCATCAAGAACTAGACCTATGGTAGTAGGTAAATTTCAAGAATACATAAGTGATAAAGGAGTAACTATACAATCAAAAAGACTAATTGAAGAAATGAAAACTTTCATTTGGAGAAATGGAAGACCAGAAGCCCAATCAGGGTATAATGATGATTTAGTAATGTCTTTTGGTATTGCTATGTACATTAGAGATACAGCATTAAAATTTAGACAAAGAGGATTAGATATAACTAAACAATCATTAAATAATATGAAAGTTAATAGAACAGCCTACCAAGGAGGTTATGGTTTTTCAAAAGGTTCTGATAATCCTTACCATATAAAAACAAAAGATGGGCAAGAAGACATAAGATGGCTTCTATAATAATATTTATAACAATAACTAATATATAAACATGGCAAATACCAGTGTATTTTCAAGATTAAGAAGATTATTTTCAACAGACGTTATTATACGTAATGTTGGTGGTGATCAACTAAAAGTAATAGATAGTAGTACTATTCAACAAATGGGTGGAATTGAAACAAATTCCTTAGTAGATAGGTATAATAGAATATACACTACCGCCCCTTCATCCTTATTAGGAAGACAATTTAGCTTTAATTATCAATGGTTAAGACCTCAATTATACTCAGAATATGATGTAATGGACACAGATGCAATATGTGCTTCAGCACTTGATATTGTTGCTGATGAATCTACTCTTAAAAATGATATGGGTGAAGTACTTCAAATTAGAAGTTCAAATGAAGATATACAAAAAATACTTTATAATTTATTTTATGATGTATTAAATATTGAATTTAATTGTTGGATGTGGGTAAGGCAAATGTGTAAATATGGTGATTTTTTCTTAAAAATGGAAATAGCTGAAAAATATGGTGTTTATAATGTAATACCTTATACAGCATTTCATATTGAAAGACAAGAAGGGTACAATACTGAAAACCCACAAGAAATTAGATTTAAATACAACCCAGATGGTATAATTAGTGATAGTACAGGAATGTATGGTACAGGTTATGGTCAGGGTGGAGCTGAAGATAATGGTATATTCATTGATAATTATGAAATGGCTCATTTTAGGTTAATATCTGATGTTAATTATCTTCCTTATGGTAGAAGTTATTTAGAACCAGGTAGAAAATTATTTAAACAATACTCACTAATGGAAGATGCAATGTTAATTCATAGAATTGCTCGTGCACCTGAAAAAAGAGTATTTTATATGAATGTTGGGGCTATACCGCCAAATGAAATAGAGGCATTTATGCAAAAAACTATTTCCCAAATGAAACGTACTCCTTACATGGATGAAAATACTGGTGAATATAATTTAAAGTATAATATGCAAAATATGCTTGAAGATTTTTACATACCAGTTAGGGGTAATGATACAACAACTAGAATTGATACTACTAAAGGTTTAGATTATGATGGAATTCAAGATGTTGAATATTTAAGAAATAAATTATTTGCTGCTCTTAAGATACCTAAAGCATTTTTAGGATATGATGAAAATGTAGAAGGTAAAGCTACATTAGCAGCTGAAGATATTAGGTTTGCTCGTACAATTGATAGAATACAAAGAATTATTTTATCTGAATTAAATAAAATAGCATTAGTTCATTTATATACTCAAGGCTACACAGATGAAAAGTTAACTAATTTTACATTAGAAATGACTACACCATCTATTATTTATGAACAAGAAAAAATAGAATTATTAAAATCAAAAGCTGAATTATCAGCTCAATTATTGGAACAAAAATTAGTTCCATCTGATTGGATTTATGATAATTTATATCACTTTAGTGAAGGTGAAACAGAAGAATATAGAGATTTAGTTAGAGAAGATTCTAAAAGACAATTTAGAAATGCTCAAATTGAAGCAGAAGGGAATGACCCTGTTAGTACAGGTAAATCATATGGTACACCCCATGATTTAGCTTCATTATATGGTAATGGTAGAATGTATTCTAACCCAGGAGGGGTTCCAAAACCAGAAAAATATGCTGCTGATGATCCTAAGTTAGGTCGTCCTAAAAAACAATCAACTAAGAGAAATACCCAAGATGATAATTTTGGTAAAGATAGATTAGGTGTAAATAGAATGAAAGATACTGATAAAAATGATGGAAATTCTTTAAACCCTAAAACCAAAGGAGGTTCATTAGCTTTAGAAAGTGCTAGAATAACTTTTTTAAAGAATAAAGATATATTTAAATCTTTAAATACTTTAAATAAGAAAAAACTAATATTTGAAGAAGATAAAGATGATTCTAATTTACTTGATGACTCTCAACTAAAAGGCTAATATTTATAAATAAATATATTTTTTGATGAAAATAAAACATTCTAAATTTAAAAACCCTGGTATACTTTTCGAATTATTGGTTAGACAAATAACAGCGGATACATTAAGAGGTGCAGATTCTCCTGCTATTGATATGATAAAAAAACATTTTGTTAAAACAGAATTAGGTCGTGAATATAAATTATACGAAACTATATTAAAATCTAGAGTTTTAAACGAAGGAAGAGCAAATATGTTTATATCTACAGCAATAGATAATTCTAAAAAACTAAATAGATCAGCTTTAAAAAAACAAAAATATAATTTAATTAAAGAAATTAAAGATTGTTATAAAGTTGAGGAATTTTTTGGGGCTAAAATTAAAAATTATAAAGAATTAGCATCATTATATACTTTAATAGAGGGATCACACTCAGAAAAATCTACAAATACACAACAATTAATTGATAATAAAATTACATTATTAGAATTTTTAACAAAACAAGAAACTTCTGAAGAACGTAAACAAACAGTTTTAGAAGAATTTTCATCATATGATAAAGATACAAGAATTTTAACATACAAAGTATTAATTGAAAAATTTAATACTAAGTATGATGGTTTAAGTAAAGAACAAAAACAAGTATTAAAAGAATATATTAATTCTGTAGATTCAACACCATCACTAAGAAATTTTTATAATTCTAAAATAGTAGAATTAAAAACAATACTTTCTGAAGTAATAAATAATATAAAAGATAAAGCTACTCAAATTAAGGTAAATGAGGTTTCTAAATTATTAATGGAACTAGGTAAAACAGATAAAGTAGATAGTGATAATCTTGTAGACCTACTTCAATATTATGAATTAATCCAAGAAATAAAAATAGCGAATGGCTCACAAATATAAACTTACTGAAGCTCCCGAAGATAATTTACCTAAAGTTGATAAAACAGGTAAATTTAAAGTAGGAGATGTTAAAATTGATGGTGGAGTTAAATCAACCGTTAAGGATATAAATAAAGAAACAGGAGGAATTTCTTGGGATATAGAATATATACCTAACTTTGAGGAATTATTTGATGATGCAAGTAATTTAGTTAAAACCTCTAAAGGTGTTTATACTAAAGCAAAAACAGATGATAAATTAAAATTAATATATGATGAAGCTCGTGTATTAAGAAATAAAATACGTACACATATTAGGAATGAATATCCTGATGAGTATAGAAAAATAACAATGAAAATGTCTGAAGGATTAGATGAAAACCAACTATCAGTTACTGATATGATTAATCTTAATGATAAAAGAGTTGAAGCTGTAGCAAAAGCTATAATGGATAAATATGACATTCCTGATGACGGTAGGTTAAAGGGTGTAATTAGAGTAGCACTATCAGATTATTTAGAAGAAATGTTTTCTAAAAATATACTTGATACAAATGAAAAAGAAGTAGAAGAGATGTCCACTTCTGGAGCAGCCGGTGCTTATTTAACACCATATGCCTTTAGGTTAAATAAAAAAGCATTAGGAACAGATGATGATACTTATGTTAAACAATTAGGATATAAATTAGCCCCTAATCAAGTTAAACAGTAATTGGAGCTAGAAGCTACATATGTATAATATGAAATATAAGATAGTTAAAGAAAATAAAACAAAAGAAGAACAATTTCAAGAAGATCGTATTAATGCCTTTAGTGAAATTGAAAATCGATTAGAAGCAATTAAAAAGCCATTAAGGCAAGCTAAAATCGAAACTATAAAATACTATAGAGAAAACCCAAATAGTTTTTCTGTAGTAATAGGAACAGATTTAATAAATGATTATATAAAAGACATTGAAACATTATTAAAAAAATAATATGAAAACATTACAAGAACAGTACAACCTAATTAAAGAAGGAAAAGGACATAAAGATGTGTTTCTTAAAGAAGCAAAATCACGTTTTCCTAATATGCTTACTAATTCTATGAATTTTACAGAAGCTGAAAAAATTCTAACTAATAGAAGTGTAATACAAGAAAATTATGTTGATTTAAAACCAATAACAAAAATTGAAAGTTTAAATGGTCCTAAAAAAGATTTTGAATTAGCTTTTGAAAAATTCCTATCAGAAGGAGAAGATCAATTATCTCCAATAATTAATGATGCAGGAAAACCTAATGCTACGGAAATAAAAACTCCAGCAGAATCTAAAGCTAAATTTTCAATAAATGATAATGGAACGGGTCAATTTAAAGAAAATAAAGAGGTTGAAAATAGTTTAGATAATCAATACCCATATTCACCATCAGAAAATAATATTAATAATGTTAGTGGTCAAGAATTAATTAATGGTGTATATTATGAATGTAAAGCAAATCCAGAATTAGGATTAAGAGAAGCTCAAGAATTAGTAGTTAAAAATTTATCTAAAGATCCTTTACATTATGTAAAAGAAGGTCAATTTGGTGAAGCAATAGGATACCAAACAGAAAATGGTGGCATGAAAAAAAATAAAGGTGAAACTTATGGTGGTAGTGGATATAGTGAAAAATTAGAAGACAGTAATAATCATTACGCAGTAGTAAAAGAAGATAAAGAAGATAAACTTAAAGATTTAATTAAAGAATCATTAGGTGGTGTAGTTACTACAGGTAATCCAAATAGTTTAGCTGCAATGTATGGTCAAGTTATTAGAGATGTAATGAATGAAGATGAAGGAACTAATTCATTAGATGAATTCGTAAATGAAATTAACGAAGATAAATTTGATGAAGCTAGACAAGAAGCAATAGAAAATTCACAAGAAAGAGCAGGTATTGAAGAAGAAGCAAGACCTGACTACCCAGATGTAGATAAAGATGGTGATAGAGAAGAATCAATGGAAAAAGCTCTTAAAGATAAAAAAGATAAAAAAGTTAAAAAAGAATCAATTGATTCAAAACTAACAGAAATAGGTAAACAAGGTGATATTGTTAAATTAGAAGCTCAATTAGAATATTTATCAAATCATATTGATGAAAAAATAGATAGAGTAAGTTCAATTAATGAAGATGATAATCTTAAAGAATTAATTGATAAATCTAAAATGAAGGCAATGCAAAAAGAAATCAAGCTTTTAGAAAAAAGAAAAGGTAAGATGGAAAAAGTGTATGAAAAAATGTGTGGTAAAAAATATGCTAGAAAAGAAATGATGGATGAAGATAGTAATGCTAATTCAAACTATGGTAGTAATGAAGGTAGCAATGAAAATAGCAATGATAATCCAGCAGTTGATCAATCATACTCTGGTTTAGAAAAATTCAGACAAGGAGTAAATGAAGAAGAAGTAGATGAATCATTTGATTCATTAGCTAAAAAATTAGATAAGCAAAAGGGTGTAGATAAAGAATATGCTGGTAAAATTGCTGGTAAAATAGCTAATTTAAAAAGAAAAGGTGCTGGTAAAGGACCAACAGCTAAACAAAAGAAAAGAATGGAAGAAGATAATGAGGTTAATTGGAATGATAAAAACAATCCAACTAAAGGACCGTCTGGAGAAAGAGATCCAAGACAAGTAGGTCAGTCAGTAAGCCCTTATTCTACAACAAAATAAAAATATGAGCAAAAAGCTATTAATAGAAACTCATACTGTATCTGTATCCCCTATAACTTTAACTGAAAATGTTAATAAAGAAAATGGAAACCTTTTAGTAGAAGGTATTTTAGCTACAGCTGAAGTAAAAAATGGTAATGGTAGATATTATTCTAAAGATCTCTGGAATAGAGAAATGGAAAAATATTCTGAATTAATAGAAGAAAGACGCTCAATGGGGGAATTAGACCACCCAGAATCCTCTGTTATTAATCTAAAAAATGTATCACATATTATTAGTGAATATTGGTGGGATGGAGATAATGTGTTAGGTAAAATAGAAATTCTACCTACTCCATCAGGTAACATATTAAAAGAACTTATTAAACATGGTGTTACTGTAGGGGTATCATCTCGTGGGATGGGTTCATTAGAAGATAGAGGTGGTGTAATGGAAGTACAGGATGATTTTGAATTATTATGTTGGGACTTCGTTTCTACACCTTCTAACCCAGGATCTTTTATGCATAGTATAAAAGAGGGAAAACAAATGGTTAATTATGATTATACTAGAACTAATCAAATTTTAACTGAAATCCTTTGTTCAAAAGGTTCTTGTCCAATAGTGTAATTTTACAAAATATTCATATACGTATAACCGTAATATGCCATCCTTTATATGGCATCAGATAAATAATAATTCTTATTACGATTCCTGAATAATCGTATTTCCCAAAAACAATTTTGTGATTATGTCAAAAAACCGAGATTTGCTTAAAGAAGCAATCGCTGATGCTAAATCTGTTAAAGAAACAGCTATCGCGAATGCTAAGCTCGCACTTGAGGAAGCTTTTACTCCACA